TAATTGTGCCATCGTTACTGCCATCTAGCTTAATAGTGGGGTTGGTTGCCACCCCGTTAGTGCTTTGTATTCTTAGCGTCGGGGCGACATCACCGCTAACAATATCCACAAGGTTTGCAGGCGCAGCGGTTCCAATGCCGATCTGCTGTGAGGAGTCAATCGTGATCGCGGTGCTTACGGCGTTATCGTCGATACCGGTAGAGGTGAAGGTGCCATTGGCCGTTAAGTTGCCGCAGATCACCGTGGTGAACGTGCCTGCGGCGGCTATGGTGCCACCGATGGTAGTGCCGTCAGCCGTGCCGCCGCTAAGAGTAAACGTCTTGATTGTTTGGCCGACCAACTCCCCCGCCGCATCAAGATACACCGACTTATCCGCAGGGTACGTAATAAACACGTTTTTTTCCCCGGCTTGAAGATTTACCGCGCTACCCGCGTTAGAGCTAGCAAGGACCGTGGTCCGTGTTAAGGTGTTCCCCCCAGAGGCATACGTGCCAAGGCCTACCTCAAAGTCGTCGTTACCATCGTCCACGATTGCGTAGTAAGTGGTGTCGGTATCTGAAAGAACAGAGGAAAACGTCACAAAATTATCCGCCGCGCCACCTAAAGTGATCGCCCCGGTTCCTGTAGAGGTAGTGGTTTCCTTTACCCGATCTTTAACGACAAGAGCCATTTTTACGCAATCCTGATAATGGCGTTAGACGCATCCGCAGTGGGGAATACAATTGTAAAGTCGCCCGCACTGGAAGACTTGTCTGAGCCAAAGTCCAAAACAAGAACCGTATTGGTTGTGCCAGTTCCAGCACCCGCAGTGGTGTTATAGATCAACGCGCCATGAGCATCAGTAATCGTTGCAGTGCTAAACGTCAGGTCAGCAAAATCAGTCAGCGCCGTGGTGCTTGAAGTGGTCGGCGTTATGTTAGTCAGCGTACCGCCGCCTGCCGTGTAGCCCGTGCCAACGATTTCATCAGTTGCCGTATAGTCCGTGGTGGCGGCGGTAAAGCTGGCATTGTTGTCGTACAAAGCAAGCTTAAACGTGTCCCCGGTGCCGGTTGTAAAATTGTGCTGTGCTTCCATCAGTTCTTTTTTGAAGGAAGTGCACATAAAGTTGCCAGTAAAAGCCATATCAGAGTCTCCTAATCATTTCGGCTAAATCTTTATGCCCCGCATCACACAGGGCATTGAAGGTTGTCGTCCTATCGCTTTGAACCATTTCCTTCATATAAAAAACAAGAACAGACCTAATGTGTTTTTGAAACGCTTCGGCCTGATCTCTGATGACAGGAGGGGCGTTGTCAGAAACACTTATGATCTTGGATAAGCACCGTTCTGCTATTTCTTCTGGAGAAAAGCCACGATGGTTGGTCGTATGAACTTCAACGATCCCCGCCCCTATTTTACTCTCTTGGCCCATCATTGTTTAGGCCTTATGAGCATACCTGTGCGGTAGTTGTCGGTTACTTCTTTCGACTCGCCAAACTGTTTCAGACCAGAAAGCGCCATTTGGAATTGTTGCTGATAGTTTTGAAGGACATCCGGCTCACCTTTCATAAAGGTGTACGCCTCAATCAAAGTGCCATACAACAGCGCAAACGGAGCGTTTTCCGACAACCAAGACTGCTGGTTGTCTGAAAGGGCCGTCAAGCTCTGCGGGCGATAGTAATAGTGAAGCTCCACCACGTAGCTATTGTCCGGCGTGGGGCTAATGACAAAATTGTCTCGGTCAAACAAAGCGTAATATTTAGGAGACCCCGTCGTAGAAGCCTTTGGACCAAACTCCTGCAAGAAGTTAACATCTTTGTAGTCCAAAAAGTTCTTGTTGCCGTCACCGTCCGTCCAAGACAATGAAAACGGAGATAAAAAATCCGATGGGCAGCCTAAATATTCTGCTCCAGAAGTCATGTTTCCCGTGGCGTTTTTGCGGAAATCCGTCAGTTGGACAAGCTTAAGTAGCTTTTCTTCCGCATTGCGGATAAACACGGGAAGATTATTGACGAACGTGCTTTCGTCGTTTTCCGTGTAATCTTGTACCGCCTGCTTTAATTCACCGTATGTGAAACTCATGTTGTTGTTACCGTAACGGAGCCACAGATGCCGTAAACCACTGTGGGTCTAAAAGGAGGGCCAAAAACAAGCGGCACGGCCACCGGTACGTCCAAGGGCTCAACCCGGTCAGGGCGTGGGTTTCGCAACGCCTCCGGGTCTATCGCTTTACGTCGGGGCTCAAGCTGGGGGTGTTTAGGCTCGTATTCGTCCGGCCCTACCAACATGCCCGTCCACTCCCGCTTCATCTCGTTAAGCTTGTAGCGCTGTCCCGAGCGATCCGAAATGCCGTAAGCAAATTTTCCTGAAGCAAAGTTACCCATGACTATGGCCTCTGATATGCCATTGTCGGCTGAACATTAAACGACGCACGGTCTCTATCCTCAGAAGCCGCCCTCTCAAACTCTTCTTCATACACCGCCTTCAAAAGCTGAACCCTATCGGGAGCCCGCTTCATGGCAATGTAGTAAGCCAAGCCTGCCGCCAAACACGGATAAAACCGGAAAGGAATATCCATTGTGTTAGTGTACGTGTCCGCATCGTCTATACGCACAAGCTTGTCAATAATGACCGTATCTGTGCTGTTTTCAGGGACCGGCCACAGCTTAAGCGTGGGATTGATCTGCCGGTCCACAAAAAACTGTGACGGGCGGGCTTGCTGAGTCTTATTGGGGATATTGATGTAGTCGCTACGACTAATTCTATCAAGCGCGTAATCCGTGCTACTGCGACGGACCACCGCGTTCAAAATATCAATAGTAGACGCGCCTAAGTTGTAATCCCCAGTGCCCTGCGTAAGGGTTACCGTAGTCTGCTCAATGGTCCACTGATTAAGGCCCCGATTAGCCCAATCGGCAAGCATTAGGTTCAAAGACCGTTTTGCCGTCTTAAGGTCATAGCCGGTGCGGACCTCAAGTCCGCACCGCTCAAAGGCCTCTTCGATGTAATCGCTTACATCCAGTTCAAAATCAGTGGAGCCAGAAACAGCCATCAGTTAGCGGCCCCTTTTAACTGCGCCATAACCGCGCTTGGCCGCGCCACAGCCCACAGCACCACCGCTACGCATTTTCTTAACAGGACCCCCGCGCATTTTCTTAACAGGACCCCCGCGCATTTTCTTAACAGGACCGCCACGCGCTTTTTTGATTGGGCGGCTGGGAAGCAGATTTCCTTCCTCATCTCGCCCAACTGCTGTGTATTTGCTTTTGCTTGCTGGGTTAGTCGGGCGGACAGAACTCGTTTGTTTAGTTGACGTACTAGACGAGGTTTTTCTGCTGGTTCCGCTAGAAGGCAATCTTTTTGTTTTTTCCTGCTTAGTAACCGAGCCGCCACGAGCTTTTTTCTGCGGCGGATAAATTTCCTCTATTGTTACGGTGCCCCCGGGGAACATTTGGCCAAAAACTGTTGGATCAACACTTTTTAGTTTCGTCGCCAACTCGCTTTGGCTTTTTGAGCCCGCAATTTTCTGCGGTTTATACTTTCCTGTTCCCGTTTTCTTGGACTTCGCTGCGCTGTAATCTTCGCCAATTTGCTGTAAATCGCGACGATTAAGGCCATGCTCGCGTTTCATAAGATCAAAGTTGACTGAGGCGGGTCCACCCTTTGCTTTTTTGACAGGTTTTTTTCTACGTGGTTTCGTTACCGCGCCGCCGCGAGCTTTACCCTCTGGTTCTGGTTCTGGCCCCATGGGGTAAATCTTCTCCATCGGCACCTTGCCCTTTACCCCCATTGCTGACGCAATTTGGTCATAAAGCTGTTGACTAATGCGCGGGCCTACCTCCGTCGATCCTTTCTCATATTCTCGATTTTTGCCAAGCGTATCCATTGCTGTTGTCAAATTTGCAAATTGAGAATGGTTTAACAGGGAGTCATCAAGCGCTGTTTGAGTAATATAAGGACTAAGGCGATTCCCCATTTCTGATCCAATCATGGGCCCACCCTTTCCTTTTTTGACAGGTTTTTTCTTCACAGCACCACCGCTACGCATTCTGGGCGGTTTTGCTTTTGCTTTAGGGGGCGCTTTAACTCCACGTTTTTCGGGAAATCGTTTTGGCTTTGGAGTTATTCTCTTTTTTGGCCCTACTTTAGGTTTGATGCCCGGCATCGCATAATCTCCTGTGTAAAGATTGTCTTTTGTTCCAAAGATTTGCAGTTGAAACTTCTTTCATGTACTGCTCATAATACCCTTTTTCTCTTAGTTTTTCCGCAGCTATTTCTAGCTTAGAAAGCCTTTGAATAAACGTAATTGCGTACAAATCCTCCACTAAATGGGGAAACGTTTGGTCAAAAACCTCCTCGTCTTGATTATCCTCCGGGTGGAATCCCATAACCCACAGGTCTTTTTGAATAAAAATACCCATGGATATGGCGTCATTGATGCCATCTAAATACTCGTGATATTTCTCCGGGTCTTCTTCGTAAAACAACTCAACGTAACAAACTACGTCAAATTTGTCGTCAAACTGAGATAAAGCCGTGTACAGGCCTTGTTTTTGGTCAGAATAGCTAAATGAAAATCCTACGCGACCATCTGCCCATGCCTTTTTAGCATAAGGACATGCTGGAAGATTGTTGAAAAACGGGTGAGGAGTTTCAAGCGCGTGGCTAGACCAACCCCGTATTTCCTGTTGAATTTGTTGCTCTAGCTCTAGCATTAGGCATACCGCGTTCGCTTTCTTCTGTTAGACAAGACTGCTCCGCAGCCTTTATTTAGCTTACGCACCTCGCCGCCAGATTTAAAACTAACTTTGGCCGCTTTAGTGTTAGATACCACCTGTTTACCCTTTGCGCCCTCACGCTTTTTCTTTCTAGCGGTAGAGGCTCGCTCAGATTTGCTTAGGCTTTGGGCCTTAGATCGCGGCAAACAACGGTCAGGATTCTTTTTGTCTTTGGAAGTGCCGCATTCACCCGCAATATTGCCACTGCTATCAATGCGAACCCACTCTTGATCCCGCCATTTTTTAAGCTCGCCCATAACTTATTTTTTACCTTTGGCGTAATTTGGGTCTTTGCAATATTTACTGGCGGCCATGTTGGCATATGCCGAAGGAAACGTGTCAAAAGTACGTTTTGCCCACGCTTTTCCTTCAGGACAAATCTTGCTTCCTTTACTTTTTGCAGAGGCATCGCCTCCTTTTCGCAAATAAGTAACTTGAAGCTTGGTTTGTTTGGGCCCTGTCTTAACTCGGGAACCACAACCGCCCATTTTTACCCCCAGAATTTGGCTGCAATCGGTGAAAGCACAATAAGCACCGCAATCCCCCAAATTTTTAGGTCCAATTTGCTTAATGCTTCAGAATTTTTAGAAATAAGCTCTTTTTGGTCGTCTAATCGCTCTTCAATGCGCTTGTATCGCAAATTGCATTCCGCCTCGTGTTTCTCTAGCCGAGACAATACCTCTTCAACCTGCATTGTTAACACCTTACCACGCTTTACAAGACCAATATCTTGCAGTGAACTTGTCTTTTGCCGTATCGCAACTGTGACGCGCCCTAAAATTGCTCCTGCGCCCCGGCTGAGACTTTTTAATCGACATATTTGGGTCGCCAAAACGCACCAGCTTAACTTCAGTGCCTTTTTTGGCCAAAACAGCACTCTTTTTAGACTTTCCGGGAGTCTTTTTTGGCTTGTTATAACCCGAAAACGTTTCACCTCGGTATTGTAATCTGCCTGAAGGAAGCCTTTTTACGTCTTTAGTGGTCGCCATTACGCTAACTGTTCGCCGTTTCTGATGTAAATGATCTCTAAAGCGGCAGAGATATCAAATGTGACGCTTGCCGAGGAAGATACTGCCCGCACTTCAATGTCTGTTTTTTCCGCAAACGGAATCGGGACAACCAAGCTGTTTTCGATGTGCATTCCCGTGGTAAGAGACTTAACGTCTTTGCTTTGAAACACCTCTCCATACGGCCTAGCAACAAGCAACAACTTGCATACAGCAGGCGTGTTTGAGGTTGTGCCGTTGGAAGCGTCATACTGCATCAGGTAACCCGTGTAGCCTGCCGGGACGGTCCATAGCGCCATCAGGGTTTGGTTTGTCCCGTCGCCGTTGACCGTGGCATAAATGTTTGCCGGGACGCCCGTGGTAACGGTGCCTGTGCCTGCGTAAATGATCCCCGCATTTGCGCCACCCGAACCCGCAGAGCGAACAATCATCCTATTTATCCGAAGATAAGACTGGGTGGTATTTACTGCTGTTTGACCGTTTAAGGTTACAACCTCGGATATTTCGTTGTAATCGCCATCAAGTCCAAACAACTGAACGGTTCTAGCCCCCGTGCCCGCCGAAGTGTCATCGGTAGAGCTACTGGAAACCTTCAACACCGACGCGGAGGTCAGATATGAGTACAAACCGCCCTGCGACCAAACAGTTTCAATGGAATCGGCAATTTCCGGGTTGTTACCAAACTTGTAAATGGACTCGTGGTAGGCGATCTGGCCCCTAGCCACTTGTAATTCAAAAGGCTCACTGGTGCCTATTCGAGTAATTGAAGAAACTTCGCGAGCCATGTCAGTACCTTAGCTGTAAAACACTGTTAATGCAGTGATATTAGTCAGCGTTCCGATATAAATATCGGACACTTTTATACCTTCGTCTGGGATGTTGACCGAGTGCGTCTCGCTAGCAACAAAATCTAAATCCAAAACAGTAGCTCCGCCGTTACCATCTGTAATGGTCAAACGGGGCGTTCCAGTAGTGGTTAGAACTTGAATCTGGCGAATACGAGCGGGCCCCACCGACGCGGAGCCCGTCCCGGTCAGACGCTTTGCTTTTACGTCTGAATTAGCCATTACAATTCCTTATGCGATTGTTGCGCCGTTGTTGCCCACAACTACCCAACCTGCTGTTGTGCCGTAAACAAGAACTACGCCATCGCCTACATCACCAAAAGTAATGGTGGTGCCCCCAGCAAGTGTAGTGGGAGTCAAAATTGCGGTATCGCCAGCGGCGCTTTCTGCAACGTATGTGATAATTTTTACCTGACCAGCAGAGCCGTCGGCAAGTGTCAGCGCATCGCCAGTGTTTTCTGCCGTGATTTCGGTGATCAGGTTTGTAATATCTACCGCACCCGCTCCGGTCAAGTCTTGAACACTGCCGGTAATGATGTCGGAATAAGAAGTGCCTACTGTAATTGCGCCAGTGGTCGCGTTTTTAGATACGGACTGAAAACCGTTCTCTGAACGAACGGGTCCGTTAAAGGTAGTGTTAGCCATGTGAGTCTCCTGTCGTGGCCAGTGTCACCCGCACTATGCGGATGTCAGGGTTTGGTTATTTTACCACGCAAAAAGAAAGGGCGGCAAATGCCGCCCTTGTTAGATCCGAAGATCTATTAGGCTCCGGGGGAGCCAAACACACAACGCCAATCGGAAACACCGAAACTGTAACGCTCACGCGCCTTGAAGCGCATGTTGCCAGTGTCGAAGTCACCTTCCATAGCAGTCTTGATGGGGCTGCGGTTGAACAGCTTAAAGCCGTTAGGAGCGTCAGTCTTAAGGAAAAACGCATCCGTATCGGTCAAGAAGTGGTTCACAACAGCGCCATCCGGGATCATTCCCATAGACTTCATTGCGTTGAGGTCGTTGTCAGCCGTACCCGGGCGAAGGTTGGAGTTGATCACTCGCTCTGCAATAAATTGCAGTTCCTTCGGGATAATCAGCTTCATGCCACGTACCGCGATCTTCAGACCACGCTCGTCGGTGAAACCAGCGATGTCAATCAGCATCTGCTCAAGAGAAGTCTCGTTGAGATCAGCCGCTACAGACAGTTGGTTACGCTGGTTGCCTGACAGAGAGGGGTGAGCAGAAGAACACAGAGCAGCGCCGTCACCAACGGGGAAGCTGGTGCTGAACGCATTGTTCAGAATAGATGCTGCTTTGATCTGCTTGGTTTGTGACATAGATCGTGCCAAAGCACGGGTATAACGAGAAGCCAGACGATCATACAGATTGTCTTCGATAGCTTCTTCCGTAATGCTAAAGGCAAGAGCAATAGTCTCGTGAGTGTAACGAGCAGTGAAAGTCTCCTGCGCGTCATCAAACGAGATAGAGCCGCCTTCTGACTTAACCGGCGCAGTGCCGAAGCCAGACAGCATTACTTCTTCTTCAAAAGCACGGTCTGAAGACTCTTCGTCGAAGATCTCAGAGTGCTCTTTTTCGTAGCGATCATATTCAAGGCCGAAGAGAGCGTTTAGTCCGGGCTCAAGCTCCTTCGCCAATTGTGCGCGAGAAATAGCCATTACTTAATCTCCCTTAAATACCAGTTGAGTCGGCAG